AGGTGTTAATGGGGATATGTCCCTTAAAGCTGTTCTCAATAAAGCTGCTCCTCTTGGACATAGCCGTAAAAAGCCGACATGCTTACATGCTTTGATGAACGGTGGTTATTCTCCTTCCTCTAAGTATTGGGGGACACCTTACATCAAGTTAGTTGTTCAAGCTTAATCAATTAGGGAGCATCGCAAGGTGCTCCCTTTTTTTACCATCCCATCCGCGATGAAAGAGGATGATGCTCCCATCCTAGATGATCAATGACGTCTATGTGTATATGTATATAATCATCAATCATCGTCACTTCTCACTCAATCATCGTCAATCTTCCTCAATCATTGTGTCGTCGTCAATCATCCTCGTAAAAAATAAAAAGTTAAAAAAAGTTAAAAAAAGTTAAATTAACTATTGCAATTGAGTTTTTACGTGCTATATTTAGGTTATTGCAAACAAACATATAGGAGTTAAAAATGCAAAATATTAAAACAAAAACAGTTACTAAAGCAGCGACCGTAAAAACACCCACGCTACAAATAGCTAACGGTGAGGAAGTAACCTATAGCCAGCTATGGGAGTTTATTAATACGCAAGCCTCAGGTAGCTTACACAATGTACACGTTGAGCCGCTAAGTAATGTAAAGCTTGACGACGCTAAGCCAGTACCGTTTGGTTATGGTGGAGCTGGTACTGGCGTCAGGGCTACTATACAAAATTGGTTATTAAATGGCTTTGAGGGTAATACCAGTTTACAAGCAATACTGAGCCAAGCTAGTAAGTTAGGTCACTCAGCAAAAAAACCAAACTGCTTACATGCTTTACTTAATGGGGGCTATAGCCCTAGCTCAGCTACTTGGGGGACTGGCTATGTTAAGCTAGTAGTTAAGCCAGCAGTTAAGTAAATACATACTGCCTAGCGTGGGGGGCTTAATGGGTCCCCCACTGCCAACTCAGCCCAGTTTTTGCTGGGCTTTTTTTATGCCCCCCCGAGAGGGGTTTTACAGCATGTTACTCGTTGTAAAACCATGTTTTGCACAGTTTATGTGGGTAGTAAAAAATTATTAATATTGTTGTAACCACTCAATAAAGCTGTTGTACACCTCGTCGCAGTTAATAATAAAATTATGGTTGGTAGGGTTTTGCCGTTCTTTACCTCCTGGACTAGTGTAAGGCAGCTCGGTTATGTAAACATGTGTTTCCTCATTAAAACCTATTATTACAATGTAACGGTTATCGTCTAATTTTATGTAAACTGCGTTTGGCTTATTTAACCTGCTTGACCAAATATATTCGTCAAGTTGGCTTGCTTGTATTGCATGGTAGTCCACCCAACGGTGTAATACCCACTGTTTTATTTCGTCAAAGTACATAATGTTTCTCCTGTTAAGTTATTTATGTTGTACTAATAATAGCAGCCCCAAGCATCAATGAGTTTCCTTTTACCTCTTTTTTTGTGCTAAAAGTCATAGGTTCATTGCCCTTTGAAAATTTTCGATATATAGAAAAAATTATGACACTTGATATTGTGCCTGAGGATAGCTTACGTAAATACGCTTTGCTGATGAGCCGAGCAAAGGATTTAACGGATAGTGAAAAAGCTAAAAATAATTTTATGGATTTTACAAAAACGGTTTGGGAGGAGTTTATAAACGGACGCCACCATAGAATTATGGCTGAGAAGTTTAACCGTATAGCTACTGGTGATTTAAAAAGGTTGATTGTTAATATGCCACCCAGACATACGAAGAGTGAGTTTGGTTCATATTTATTACCAGCGTGGTTGATGGGAAGGAACCCTAGATTAAAAATTATGCAGACAACGCACACGGCAGAATTAGCTTTTAGATTTGGTCGTAAGGTTAGGAACCTTATGAATAGTAAGGAATATTCAAAAATTTTTGAAGGTGTTGAATTAAGAGCCGATAGTCAAGCAGCTGGACGATGGGAGACATCAAAGGGTGGTGAATATTTTGCTGCTGGAGTTGGAGGGGCAGTAACGGGACGTGGTGCGGATTTATTAATTATTGATGACCCCCACAGTGAACAAGATGCTTTATCCCCGACGGCAATGGAGAATGCGTATGAATGGTATACAAGTGGACCGCGACAGCGTTTACAACCAGGAGGGAGTATCGTAATAATAATGACACGCTGGGCTGAAAATGATTTAACAGGTAAATTGATTCGGCAACAAGCGAGAGATATATTAGCCGATAAGTGGGAAGTAGTAGAGTTCCCTGCTTTAATGCCAGAAACTGATGAGCCGTTGTGGAAGGAGTTTTGGAAAAAAGAGGATTTATTAGCAGTAAAAGGTAGTTTGAGTATAGGTAAGTGGGAAGCCCAATGGCAACAAAACCCGACAAGTGAGCAATCGGCGATATTAAAAAGAGAGTGGTGGAAAACATGGGAAGGCGATGATATACCACCATTGGAATATGTAATGCAGTCCTATGATACTGCGTACAGTAAAAAGAGTAATGCTGATTTTAGTGCCATAACAACGTGGGGTGTTTTTTACCCAGAGGAAGGTGGACCACCAAATATTATTCTAGTTGATGCGAAGCGTGGTAGATGGGATTTTCCTGATTTGCGACGTAAGGCATTAGAGGAATTTAAGTATTGGGATCCAGAATGTATATTAATTGAGGCAAAAGCATCAGGTATGCCACTGACGCAAGAACTAAGAAATATGGGCATACCAGTCACTAATTATAGCCCAAGTAGAGGTAATGATAAATTTACTCGCGTAAATTCTATTGCACCTTTATTAGAAAGTGGGTTAGTATGGTGTCCAGATACGAGATGGGGAGAAGAAGTGATTGAGGAATGTGCTGCTTTCCCAGCTGGAGAACACGATGATTACGTTGATACTGTTACACAAGCTTTGCGTCGTTTTAGAGAAGGTGGGTTTATCCAGCACCCAGAAGATTATGAACCTGATGATTTACCACCGACACAAAGGATATATTATTAATGGCTAAACCTACAAATGTCGATCGTTCATTATTTCAAGCCCCAGATGAATTACCTGATTTATTTGAAGAACAAGCTGAAACACCACAACAAGAAGTTAGTATTGAGATAGAAGCTGATGATGAAGGTGGTACAGAGGTAATTATTGGTGATGAACCTACTACGGCAGAGGAACCAGCAGATTTTTTTGATAATTTAGTAGACTCACTATCTGATGAAACATTAGATGAAATTAGCAGTATGATAACAGAATCTGTTGAAGAAGATAAAGCGAGTCGCGAAGAATATTTAGATACGTATACATCAGGGTTAGATTTACTAGGGTTAAAGTATGAAACACGTACTGAACCTTTTGATGGGGCTACAGGTGTAATACATCCAATATTAAATGAGGCTGTAACACAGTTTCAGGCTGGTGCGTACAAAGAGATGTTACCAAGTGCAGGACCAGTGCGAGCGAATATTGTGGGAGAAACAAGCCGTGAGGTAGAACAACAGGCAAAACGAGTCCAAAATTATATGAATTATCAAATAATGTATGAGATGGAGGAGTATGAGCCTGAGTTTGACCAGATGCTATATTACTTAGGATTAGCAGGTAGTGCCTTTAAAAAGGTTTATAGGGATGATATTTTAAATCGCCCAGTAAGTAAGTTTGTACCAGCTGAAGAAATTATCGTGCCATACACAGCTGTTGATTTACGCACAGCTGAAAGAGTCACACATGTAATAAAAATGTCAGAAAATGAACTGAGAAAGGCACAAGTTGGTGGATTATACAAAAATATAGAGATATCTGGTGAATATAAAGCCAGTACGGATTATGTTAAGGAAGCCTATGAGAAGTTAGAGGGTGTAAAAGAGACAGGTGGTCATGAAGAAGTAACTTTATATGAGTGCCACTGCTATTTAGACCTTGAAGAATACCCAGATTTAGATGCTGAAGGTGAAAATACAGGTATAAAACTGCCTTATGTAGTCACAATGGCTGTAAATAATGGCGAAATATTGGCTGTGCGACGAAATTTCCGTCAAGAAGACCCAAATAAGGCAAAAATACCACATTTTGTCCAATATAAATTCACTCCAGG